GATTGGTGTGAGCGTCATGGGTTCCTGTATGCTAACAAGTACATTCCTGATGAATGGCTTGAGGAACCTGAAGTTGAGATGAGGATAGAGGAGACTAAGGGTGACTAAACTTATCCAGTTGCTAGAGACTAACAACATTAATCTAGAGGACGCTTTGTTTTACCTCAGTGTGCATCTACAGGAGAAAGAGTATGCCTAAAGACATTCTGGTGTTCAGTTGCGCACATACGGACCCGTCAGTGGGAAATGAGCGTTTCGATTGGCTAGGTCAGTACATTGCTGATGTTAAGCCTGATATGGTCGTGGACTTAGGCGATGGTGCAGACATGGGTAGCCTCAACAGCTTCGACAGCCGCTACCCTCAAGCAATCGTTATGCAGAACTATGGCGAGGACATTAATCATTACAACGAGGCTATGGACAGGCTACGAGCGCCCTACCGTAAGCTTAAGCGTAAGAAGTTGCATTGGGTAGGCTTTGAGGGGAACCATGAAAACCGTATCAAGAAAGCCGTGGCTGAAAACCCCCGAAACGAAGACAGAACGGGACAGGGCTACGGGGTATCCTTTGGGCATCTTCAAACAGACCAATGGTTCAACGACTACCACGAATACTACAATAGCGCCCCCGCCATTGCTAACTACTGTGGTGTTGACTTTGCTCATTTCTTTAGTTCTGGGAACTATGGGACAGCTACTTCTGGTATTCACCATGCCTACACCGTCATCAACAACCGTCACAACTCTTCTGTATGCGGTCATAGTCATAAACGTGATGTGTACTTTAAGGATGGTGCGAATAGTATTGGCTTGGTGGTTGGCTGCTACAAGGGACATGAGGAATCTTGGGCGGGGCAAGCGAACCTAGACTGGTGGAATGGTGTAGTGATGATGAAAGGGGTTGACAACGGTATGTTTGAGCCTATGTTTGTGTCTATGGATATGCTTGAGAAGGAGTACGGTAATGGCTAAGTGGGTTGTGCCGAAGGAAATGTTCACAAATAAGCCTGTCGTGAAAGAGTGGGCTAATGGCGATAAGTATTGGTACTTGGACGGTAAGCTACACCGTGAAGATGGGCCTGCTGTAGAGTATGCTAATGGCTCTAATCTTTGGTACTTAAACGATAAGCTAGTGACTGAAGAAGAGGTTATGGGTAATCAAAAAGACAACGTAAACAGCCCTAGTCACTACAATCAAGCAGGTATCGAATGTATTGACGCTATCAAGGCTTCTCTTGGCGATGGTTATCAAGACTACTGCAAAGGTAACGTAATGAAGTACCTCTGGCGGTACAAGTACAAGAACGGCATTGAGGACTTGAAGAAGGCTCAGTGGTATCTTAACTCAATGGTGGAAAGCGTAGAAAACAATGGCTGAAACAATCTTTATGGCTCTGACTGTGGTTATTCTGCTTTACGTCGCCTACATCAGTTATAAGACCTACCTAGTAACTCAGGTAACACTTGCTGGTATGGTTATGTTTCTAGAATCACTTGAGGAGGATGAGTATGGGGAAACGCAGCAACTACACTAGGGTTGAACGGGACTACTATCCGACACCTCTAGCTGCTGTAGAACCTCTTATTGACCATCTCCCGTATGAGGACTTTACTTATGTAGAACCTTGTGCTGGGGATGGTCGCCTTGTGAACCACATCTCAGAGCTAACTCAAGGTTCTGGGGTGTGCCTTCATAAGAGTGACATTGAACCTCAAGCAGAGGGTGTTGAGAGGTACGACGCGCTAAGCCTACAATTCTACGGTCAGGACTCCTGTATCACTAATCCACCGTGGGACAGAAAGTTCTTGCATCCGTTCATTGAGTGGTATAGTGTTCAGATGCCTACTTGGCTGTTGTTTGATGCCGACTGGATGCACACTAAGCAGTCCGCACAGTACATGGCGTATTGCAAGAAGGTTGTATCTGTAGGTAGGGTCAAGTGGATCGAAGGAAGTAAGAGCGTAGGTAAGGATAACTGTTGTTGGTACTTGTTTGATTGTGACCACACAGGTTCAACTAAGTTTTATGGGAGACTAATATGATTGAGTACACAGTAGAAGTTTTTGATAACGGCACTAAGTATTGGTACTTAAACGGTAAGCGACACCGTGAAGATGGGCCTGCTGTAGAGTTGGCTAATGGCACTAAGAAGTGGTACTTGAAGGGTAAGCTACACCGTGAAGATGGGCCTGCCGCAGAGTATGCTGATGGTTATAAGTCTTGGTACTTGGACGATAAGCTGCACCGTGAAGATGGGCCTGCTGTAGAGTGGGCGGATGGCACTAAGCAGTGGTACTTGGACGATAATCTACACCGTGAAGATGGGCCTGCTGAAGAGTATGCTAATGGCGATAAGTTTTGGTACTTGGACGGTAAGCTACACCGTGAAGATGGTCCCGCTGTAGAGTGTGCTAATGGCGATAAGCGTTGGTACTTGAACGGTAAGCTAGTGACTGAAGAAGATGTTGTGGGTACTGAAGATATTAACTACCCAGAGTTCGTAGAGTCCATGATTATCACCGAGGGTAAGGACCGCTTGGTAGAGAACATACTAGGACTCGTAGGGGAAGCAGGTGAGGTAGCCGAGAAGATCAAGAAGTATATCCGCGATGGAAATAAAGACTTAGAGGCTATCCAGAAGGAACTAGGTGACGTAATCTTTTACTGGACTGCCTTGCACGGAGCCTTGGGTTTGGAACCAGAGGATACTATTACGACGAACGTAGGGAAACTGTCTTCACGTAAGGAACGTGGGACTATTCAAGGGTCAGGAGATAATAGGTAATGACTTGGTTCTGGAGATACATGAACTACTTGGCTACTTGGCGGGAACACCGTAAGGCCATCAAGCAGCTTAACCAAATGTCTGACCGCGAGTTGAGCGACTTGGGTATTAACCGTGCTGACATTGATCGTCTGGTGTGGCTTGAAGAAGATAAGCAGAAACGAGGAAAATCTGAATGACTGCCGCACGAGATATAACCTATGAAGATTTCTTAAAATGGTTTAACGACCCCGCTAATGAGGAAGAGGCTCGCATGTTCTTCTACGATGCTATTTTAGATAGGGTGGAGCAATTTGAGCAAGAGGACTACTTCGGAACAGAAGGTTTTGACTATCGTTTTCGATAACAAAAAGGACAAATAAATGACAAACAACGTACTACCAACTGACTACCAGAACTTCATCGCGCTCAGTCGTTATGCCAAGTGGCTTGACAAAGAGGGACGCCGTGAGACCTTCGCTGAGACTGTTGATCGGTATATCGACAATGTGGTCCTAAAGAAGGTAAAGGACGACACTCTTGGTCTTGATGAAGACTTGTGGATGGAACTTCGTGACGCCATCCTAGACCTAGAAGTTATGCCTTCTATGCGCTCCTTGATGACAGCAGGGGCAGCAGCTAACCGTGACAACACTTGTATGTACAACTGTTCGTACTTGCCAGTAGATGACCCTAAGTCCTTCGATGAGGCTATGTTCATCCTTCTGTGTGGCACAGGGGTAGGGTTCTCAGTTGAGCGTCAGTTCATCAGCAAGTTGCCAGAGGTTCCTGACCAACTGTTCAACAGCGATACGACTATCGTAGTCAAGGATAGCAAGGAGGGTTGGGCTAAGGCTTACCGTCAACTGTTGTCTCTGCTGTGGGCTGGTGAAGTACCTAAGTGGGACGTGTCTAAGGTTCGCCCTGCTGGTGCCAAGCTTAAGACCTTCGGTGGCCGTGCCTCTGGTCCTGCTCCTCTGGTTGACCTGTTCCGGTTCACTGTAGACAAGTTCCAAGGCGCTGTTGGTCGTAAGTTGTCCTCTATCGAGTGCCATGACATTATGTGCAAGATCGGTGAGGTTGTCGTTGTAGGTGGTGTACGCCGCTCTGCTATGATTAGCCTTAGTGACCTTGACGACAAGGCTATGGCCGAAGCAAAGAGCAACTACAAAGTAGACGAGTATTCTTTGTGTTCTGAGACAGACGACGAGTGGGTGTACACTATCACCATGAAGAAGCATCCTGCTGTTCGCCCAACGTACCGGGTGTCCTTTAAGAAGGGTGTTGATGATTGGAGTAAGCAAAACCTTGAGCAGAACAAGACTATTGCTTGGTACTACGTTGAGCCTCAGCGTGCCTTGGCTAACAACTCTGTCGGCTACACGGAGAAACCCGGCGTGACTACCTTCATGGGTGAGTGGCTTTCCCTCGTAGAAAGTTATTCTGGTGAGCGTGGTGTGTTCAACCGTCAAGCAAGTCAAAAGCAGGCAGCTAAGAATGGACGACGAGACCCTAACTTTGAGTTTGGAACTAACCCGTGCTCAGAGATTATCCTACGTCCGTATCAGTTCTGTAACTTGACTGAGGTAGTTGTACGAGCGACAGATACTATTGAGGACTTGGAGCGTAAGGTTCGCCTTGCTACCATCCTTGGGACTATCCAGAGTACGTACACACACTTCCCGTATCTGCGTAAGGTATGGCAACGTAATACTGAGGAAGAGCGCTTGTTGGGTGTCAGCCTGACAGGTATCATGGACAACCCGCTGATGACCTCAGCTAACGAAGGATTGGAGGAAACCCTTGAACATCTACGTGGTATTGCTGTTGCTACTAATGCTGAGTGGTCTGATCGTCTTGGCATCCCTGCTTCTGTGGCTATCACCTGCGTTAAGCCCTCTGGGACAGTTTCTCAGTTGGTTGATAGTGCTTCAGGTATTCACACCCGCCATAGTCCTTATTATATCCGTACTGTACGAGGCGATAACAAAGACCCACTGACGCAGTTTATGAAGGACCAAGGTATCCCTAATGAGCCTTGCGTCATGAAGCCAGATACTACTACGGTATTCAGCTTCCCTGTGAAGTCACCAGAAGGCGCAGTGGTTCGTGATGATGTTTCAGCTATGGAACAGCTCAAGACTTGGTTGATCTATCAGCGTCATTGGTGTGAGCACAAGCCTTCTGTCACTGTGTCCGTCAAGGATGACGAGTGGATGGAGGTAGGCGCTTTCGTCTATGAACACTTTGATGAAATGTCTGGTGTATCCTTCCTGCCGTATGACGGTGGTACATACCAACAGGCACCTTATCAGGAGTGCGGTAAGTCAGACTACGAGGAACTTAAGGCTGTCATGCCAAAGTCTATTGACTGGTCTAAGCTTTCTGAGTATGAACAAGAGGACAACACATCGGGTATGCAGACCATGGCTTGCTCTGGTGATGTCTGTGAGATTGTTGACTTGACTTAATTTACTCTATGGCGTATAAATCATAAACTTACGCTATGACGTAAAGATCATAAGGCAACCCTGCGGTTCTCATGGGGTTGCCTCTAACTCAGAGAAGGATTATAGGTGTGGCTAAAGAGAAATACTTTGTATATGACAGAGGGGGGCGCGAGATGGTGAGTTTCAACAACAAGACGGAAATGTCACTCTGGTTCAACAGTCAAGATTGGTGCGATAGTGCCCCCGACAAAGTTTGTACTGTGTTTAAGGGTGTAGAGATGAACATTCGTGTTAAAGTTGTGGTGGAGGATAAACAGTGAAAGCAACATACATCGACCATATGGGAGACGACCTGTCTGTAGTTAATGCAGCTAAGGTTAGCTTCGGTAAACGTAGTCAGTGGGAAGGCGGGAGTCATCCATATTTTGATAAACCTAAACACCTATCCAAGCGAGACCAAGGGCTAATCCAGTTCCTTGCTCGTGGTTGTACGTCTGGCGATTGGGATAACCTGAAAGGAAACTTGACTCAGCTTGTATCCTTCCATGACGACATTGACTGGCAGGATATTGAAGACCTCCTCAACCACATCAGACGTATGCCTAGTCATTGGTCCCCCTTCGCTCACACAGCTATCACGTTGCACCTCAAGATGCCTATCTTCGTAGCTCGTCAGATCATGAAGCACACCACAGGCATTGAGTACAACGAGGTTAGCCGTAGGTACGTCGATAGTGAACCTGAGTTCTATGTGCCTGATGTATGGCGTAAGAAAGCTGACAACGTGAAGCAAGGGAGTTCTGAAGAGGCTGTGAATGACACCTTTGGGTTCAAGTTTGCAGTCATCGGCCAGAACACTATCCAAGACGAAATGCGGAGAGAAAGAGAGTCTGTTCTAGACCTTTACAAAGAAATGTTAGACCACGGAGTAGCACCAGAGCAAGCACGTATGGTCCTACCACAGTCCATGTACACTGAGGTAATCGCTACTGGCAATCTGTATGCTTGGGCTAACCTGTATGTCCAACGTACTGACAGCCATGCACAGAAGGAGACACAAGACTTGGCTAAACAGATCGGTGAAATTATCCAACCGTTGTACCCTGTATCGTGGGATGCGCTGGTAGCTTAAAGGGGAGCTGACTAATGGGTGCCGATATTAAAATGTGGGTAGAGGTAGAAGTTCCGAGAAAAGAGTGGCGTGAAAGCTATGGGGTTACTTATGATGATGCCTTGAAAAACGTCGATTTAGAGTTGGGAGAGCGCCTTACTGGAAAGGTGCAGGAAAGAGTTGACTGAATAAACAAACACCCTTAAACGACAAAAGCCTCCCTCTAGGAATCCTGATGGAAACCCAGAGGGAGGCTTTTGTGATTCTAACGTCCTCTAAGACGCTGGATATAAGTATAGGGGGTGTCCGTAACCCAGCCAACAACGAATAAGAACAGACCTACAATCCAGACCCACACGGGAAGCTCGTAGTTGTTTACCGTATCATTGCTTTGGTCGATAGTGTCAACTCTAGCTTTAGGTCTTAGGCTAACAGAGGGTGAGATGTTGTTAGTCTGACCAATGGTCTGAGTGTTAGTCTTACCCACCTGAGTATTGGCGGCTACGTTAGTACCCCCGGATAGGAATGAGGGCAATTTACCGCAACTGCTTAACGGCATCCAAACCAAAAGCAGCAGCAGCAAAGCCCATGATCGGCCATACAATCGCATTTACCATCTCCAAGTTACCTGTGTACACAACGTAACCTAAGCCTAGCAATAGAACACAGGCTACCTCACGCTTGTACGTCTTAGTCTCTTTACTCATGCACCTAAACCCCCTTGGATTACCCAAGCTAGTACAGCAGAGATTAAGCCCCCGACTACAAACAGAATAGACCTATCTACAAACTGCTGCTTCTTCTCTTCTCTCTTAGACATGACCTCTACTGTTTGGTTCAACAGAGCTATGGTCGTGTTTAATTTGTAAAGGCTGTCCTCAAGGGTCTGGTGTGACTCCTCAAGGCGGTCTATACGGCGCTCTACATCTTGTTGTGTCATTAGGGGTAGCTCTCCCTCGAAAGTTGCCAGTGGGGACCATCCTTAAAAGTATTCCAGTCTCCACCCCACTCAAGGTCTACATCAAGCTCCTCTGCGGCCTTCTTCATGGCATCTTCAATAGGGTAGAAGTATTCCCATTCCCAAGACAGAGGGTAAGGCGCAATGTCTACCGCATGACCTGTCAGGTGCCTAGAGTTCATCGTTTGGGATGCCCCAGACTTCACTAGCTGCCTCTGACGATCAATATTACGGATGCCTTCGATAACACTAAAGTCTTGCTCGGTGATTTCGATTGCACGTTTAACTACAGCCACAAGATCAGGGTGAACACCTGAAAGGTTCTGTAGGCTTCGTTGTCCTAGTTTGTATTTCATTATCTTTCCTTATCTTGGGCTAACTTGTCCGGGGCTGAATGCAGTTATTTTCCTGAGAGTCGAACCTTCAACACCGAAAATATTTACGGGTGTGTACTTAAAGTCATCTAGGATGTCAGGGTAAGTAAAAGAACAAACACCAGAGACAACAGGCACCTCTGCAACCACGGGGTTACTGCCGCTTATTTTTATTAACACCTTAGACACTAGGTTAATGTCGTTTGCCTCTGTCGTGGTAAACTCTATTGTAGTTGAGTTAAAGAGGGTTCTGTGCGTAGTTGAATCTGTATCTTCCCACTCCTCATAACCCCTACCAAAACTTACAGAGGGGCTAACAGTTGGAACCGAGAACGGGTCTGTCAGAGTAGTGTTGTCTCTCTCATAGATTACACCATCGTCTATATCGTCAAAGACACTTTCAGAGATTTCCCGGAGTATCATCTGAACTTGTAGATCACCCTCGTCAACCAAGCCGAATGTCCAAGAGGTGACTTCAAACTCTTTGTCTGTCCAACCGAACCTAGCGTTGTTGATCCTTACGTTATCGCCAACCTGAAGCTGAAAAGCCCTCATGCCAAAAGAGGCCGTAATAGTAAGCTGTTGCCTGTTACGCTCAAGGGCTACGTTAGCGATCCTACGAGCCTCTACAGTGGTATCTGTGAAAGGTAGCGTTAGGTCGATAGAGGACTCTTGACTGTTATCAGCAGACAGGAAAGCAGAGTTGGTAACTTCGGGATAGTCCGTTACTTGCCAATTACTCTCCTCCCCCCTGAACGTACCTCTGACAGTGTTATAGTTGTCTCTACGGCTATGCCTAGTGTTAACTGTTATACTACCTCTAAGGTCGTTCTCGTCAAGTGTGAGATTAGGTTCAGTCCAGTAGGCAGGCTTCATACGCCACTCACCTTGGGCATACCACAGCAGACCACCCATAGAGGTTAGAAGGTTGCTAAGGGCTTCGTAAGGCGTAGAGGCGGTAGTGAATGCCCCGTTGCAGGTGTACCTAGTGCTGCTGTCTGGTGTATCCGTAAGGTCGCACACATTAGCTGCCATAGAAACCCTTACATCATCTACGTTGACTTCTTCCTCACCCAGACCGTATGTGTCGTTAGTAAGGTAGTCCCTCAAGCAGAGTGCAGGGTTATCTGACCAAGCTGTAGAGCCGTTACGGGGGTCGTACACCTTCTTACCTTTGATAGTAGCAGTAATCTCAGGTACACCGTTAGGAAAGACGTTAGGGTCATACTCGAAGGACATGTAGAGGTATGCGATACCCCTAAGTCTGTGTTCGCTTGTCCAAGAGCTTACAAAAGAAATTAGCTCACTGTCTGCGAGTTGGTCGGGTTCTCCCAAGTGCTCGTACATACGGATTCTACCGTTGTACTTGGCAGGGGAGGTTACATTACCAGCGCCGTCAATGGTAGCCACTTCGTCGTTAATGTAAATTTCCTCGAAAGACTCAATCTCATGCCCGGTGAAGGCTATGATCCTATGAAGGAACCTGTTGTTCGGTCCTGCGGTGGCGTCAAACACACGAACACCCCCGACCTTAACCTTACCGTATATAACCTGATGGTCTAGCGCCGAACCTGTCTGAGTTACTTGATAGCCCCTGTTGCCTCCGACTGAAGGCTTAGGGGTAAGGGCGTTAAGGGCTGCCCCTAGTGCTGTGGTTGCTAGGAAGTGGGTAAGGGCAGCCGACCCGAGCACCTGCCAGCCCGCCACGGAACCCAAAGCAAAACTGCCCGTACCAAGACCTGAAATCGTAGAAAGTAAAGCTACGCCTACGTCAGCCATGCTAGTCTCCTATGTATTTAGAGTGTAGAACCTCTGAAGACGAGAATCCAAGGTATCTCATAACGCTGTCAAAAGGTTTTCGGTTCGTAGTGTTCACAGTCAGGACAGACACACCATCTTCCTTAAGGCAAGCCTCTGCAAACTTAACTAACTTAATACCGGTGAAGCCTTTCCTGTGGCTAGGTGCTAGATAGATCAAGTCGTTATTAGCAAACAGGTGGTCTTTGTAGTGGATGTGCTGAGAGACAAAAACAACAAAGTAACCCACTAGAACACCTTCGTCTCTAGCGGTAAAGATGTCTAACTTACCTTGCTCTTGCAGTGCATAGTAAGCGTCCCAATCGGGGTTAATCTTAATCTTATCCTTGTTTAAGGCAACCTCTTCCCAATGAGACTCAAGCAAATGTCTGATGTCGCCCACTACACTGTCAAGAAACTCCTGTTGGTACTTAACCGTCATTGCTTCTGCCCCACACAATATCTTTGTCCTGCAAGTCCTCAACGAAGTCTAACCCAAGGTCTCCGGGGTAAAGAGACTTCTGGTAGGCAGAGGTGAACCTAGTAACCCTAGCCCTCTCAAGGTCAACTAGCTTATTCTCTAGGGTTAGCTGTACCGTACAAATGTCTGGGCTTTCCTCAATGTTCATCTGGTCCATATAACCTGAGAAGATTTGAGACAGGTTCGTACTGCCAGATTCTAGGCTGATCTTAGAGCCGTCTTCCAAAAGGATATAATCAGAGTTCTCCTGAAGGATAAGACCTTTTGAGAAGTTGCCAAAGTAGATGTTGGCCTTACGTCCTTGGTAGGGCTCACTGAGGGCCAAAGAAAGAACCTCTTGAGGGATACCGCTAAGAGTAACAGAGGCACCTTTAGCGGCTATCTCTGTGGTCTCCTCTACGGAATCAATCTGAAGCATAGACCCTGTGCCGTACCAGTCTTGACCCTGATACACCAGAGTGCCGTAACCAGTCCAAAGCCTCAACGTCTGGGCTCCATCAAACAACATCTCTACAGCAAAGAAAGGGTAGAGGGTGTCATCGTCCAAGCTGTCAAGGGTAGACTGTGAGATGTCCCTGTACCGAAAAGAGTTTATAGCTAAGTTTATACTGTCTACTATTGACATGATTGAAGTTTCCCTTTATGACCAACGCCCGATTGCAATACAATCAACAACTTGCTGCTGACGGGTTCCACTTAGGTCATAAACATTTATGTCAACAGAGGCGCTTCCTCTGTTAATACCTGTAGCAATCCTGACATTTCCTGTGATAACGTCAAAGGAATTCCTTGGGGTATTTGAAAAAGAGGCAGGGTAGGTCCACGTAACAGCTCCACTTGTGGAAGAGGTTAAGGAAAAGGTACAAATCTGAGTGCCGTCTGGGAATTTAACGTACTCTCCATTAGCGTCGCTGCCTCGCTCTGCCGTAACGCCTAATAGAAGTTCCTCACGAGTAATCTTCTTGGTTTGCCCGGCTGAGGTGTCTACAATAGCAAGGGTGTCATTAGCGTCATCTACCTGAGAGTCTGTCATGCTCGTAAGTTCAGAGATTTTCTTATCAGCCATATTCTTATCCTGTGATTACCTCTACAGCCTCAAAAGAGATACCGTAGAAACTTGCGTTGTTGATCGACCAAGTAGATACGTTCTGGTTCAACCTGAACACACCTTTAGGGCTATCGGTTACTGCCGTCTCAGAAGTGTAGTCAGACCTAAGAGCTGGCCAGATTTCAAGTTGACCGTTGCCCGTCTGATCTATTAGAACCTGATGAAGTTTAGCAGAAGAGCCTGAACCTAACTGAATGTAGTCGCCAGCCAGAAGGGAGCCTGTCATAGTAACACTAACCGTGTCTTCACCAGCATTACCTGTGACAGAGCATGAGGATACTGTGCCACGAGGTGATACATAGTCAGGGTCTCCCAGTAGGAAGGTGCCTGTCTGACCTTTAAGGGCCACAAGCATAGCCTTCCACTCCGCAGCCTTATCCCTACGCACCGAGGGAATAGATACTGAGGCTTCCCACTTCTGGCCCGTGTGGGCGATAATCTGCTGCTTGTAAGTAAAAGGAGACTGAGAGGTAGAGACGGCATTAACTGCTCGCAACTCAATACTCTCAATCCCAATAGTTGTAGGGGTGTTTAGCGGGTAACTAATAGCCATATTATCCTCTTGTATCTAGTAGCCTTAACCGAAGGCGTTCTTCATGGCACCACCGCGCCTACGAGCGTCTACAACCGACTGTTTAGCCATGCTGGCAATAGAGGGTGCCATTTGAGCAATGATCTTCTTAACCGATTCATCACCGTTAGCTTGGAAGTGGAAGTTCTGAACTACAGTGACATTACCTTCAGTAGAGCTACCGGCCTTAGTGTGATCTACAACAGTTTCGTTAGGGTGCATCATGGCAAGGAAACCGCCTCGACCATCCATGCCGCCGGAACGAGGTCCCGAGCCTGTGTATCCACCCCCGTCAAAGCTGATGCCTCCGAAGGGGTTGAAACTAAGCCCTCCCCCCAACATTCCGGCCAACCCTGTGCCTCCTCCGACACTGCCAACCATACGCTTAACAACAAGGACACGGTAAAGTTCTTTTATAATATCCCTCGCCATATCCTTGAAGGCGTCTTTGACAGACTTAGTTCCCTCAACCATAGCCATGAAGCCGTTCTCCATAGAGGACTCTATCGTAGAATTAAGGGACTTAAAGGTTTCCTTTAACCCCTCCACAGCCTCTTGAGCTTTAGCCGACCCTTCCTCAACCTTGCCTGCAACTTCTGTAAATACACTAGATACATCAAAACCCGCACCTTCTAGTTGTCTCATGTTGCTAATAAGTTTTTCTAGCGTAGGGTTAGAAGACTTAAACTCATTTAGTGCACCCTTAGCGATCTCTCCAAGCTTTAGGGATTGCATCTCTAAGTTTGAGATAACACCGTCTAAGAAGTTTACACCTGCGGGGATGTAGTCTTCGTTCATAGCTGAATCAAAAGCTTCCTTTGCCCTGCCAACAGCGGTAGATATGGCATTTACAGTAGGTTTCATGTCAGGGGTTTCAAACAAGGATTTTAGTATAATCGGTTCTTGACCTAGCTTTTCCCTAAGCCAGTTAACCCCTTTAAGGGAGGCTTCTACAAAACCTTGAACCCCCTCTTTTACTTTCTCTACAGCCAAGTTGAACACTTCAACAAAAATATCTGGCAAAGACAACCAGATTTCCCTTACTGCGTCAATGGCACCCTTAAACGCGCCGATGACCTTATTTACAAACTTTGGAATCTCCCCGACCATACCTTTCAAGCCAGTAACCCAACTTGTAACCATGTCCGCGACAATCTTACCCCATTGGAATTTTAAGTACACCATAAGGGTGGGGATAGAAAAAAAGACCTCTTTTGCAATCTGACCCAGAAGGTACAAGGCTTCGCTCAGACCTCCCGAGGCTTTTACCAACCTTGTAAATTGAAAAACTACCTCACCCAGAGCTACAACAAGAGCGCCTATTCCTGTGCGGATAAGACCTTGCCTAAGAGTCTCCGTAAACTTACCTGAAGCTGCTGCTGCCAAAACAAAGCCTTTAACAAGTTTAACGCCGAAAACCGTCGCGGCTGTTATACCATAAGTTATGACCCGCGCCAAGTTATCTGAGATAAAACCCAGAGAAGTTTTAGCAGCCGACCCTATCGAGGTCAAAGCCGACCCTATTGCTGACAGGAGAGGTTGTATAGGTTCCATTGCCTCTATAAAAGCTGAACCTAACTTCTTAAAGTCAATTTCTAAGTTTTTTGCCTTAAGCTGAGAGCCTAAAAGTGCAGTTCCCAAAGAGAGCCCTATTCCTAAGACTGCACCAGCAAGGCCCGGAAGGAGGCCCGCTAACTGTGTTCCCTGCTGACCAAAAGCTACAAGGGCATTAGTGCCCGACTGAACTTGTACTGCAAAGTCTCCAACCTGATACCCCACTTGTTGAGCGAACATACCAAAACGATTGGTGCTTTTGCCTGCCAAACGCTGTCTTTTGGTGAGCCTTTCTGCCGCCTCTGCCGCACCTGACATTCTTGTTGCGTTTGCCGTAGCTGCGGCACCTTGAGATTTAAGATTGGAAGTAGTTCTTCCTAGCGTAGCGTAAAGTTCAGTTTGTTCCTTGTCCAACTGCGCCGTCAGTTTTGCATACTGTTGAATGTCAACCTTACCAGCGTTGAAGGCGGCGTCTAAGAACTTAAAAGACTTATCTAGACTGTTAGCCCGAGAGATAGACCTAGAGATAGAGGAGCCAAGGCTTTCAAAACTTTTGCCCGCACTCTCAGCGTTGGTCTGGACGGTTATCTGAATGTTGTTGTTAGCCATTAGCCACCCTCATATACACTGCATCAATACGCATGACACCCTGAACATCTCTGCTGTCAAGGGGCGTATCGGTCAGCTCTTTCCACGCTTTAATTTGTTCGTAAGTAATCGGGTTAGGTCCGCTAAACCCAGCCGTTCGACTGTTGCTTAACGAAATAAAGGCAGACCAGACATGAGACACTAACTGAGGAAACTGCGGTCCCTCTAGCTCCTGTGGCTTACGTCCGATCTGCCTTTCAACTTGTTCTAGGTGTTCCCTTTGAGTTACACCATTCTGATCGGGTTTGTTTAGTTTGAACGTATGTTCAGCAAAATCTTCTAACTGCCCAATCAGACGTTCGTAAAAGCTTGGGAGTTACTCAGTGCCCCCTCAAGTTGAGTCTTGAGCCAGAACAGTTCCTCGTAGATAGCTTTAGCTTTAGCGACAGTCAGCTTAGGTTGCTTGTCATCGTAAGTAATCTTCCAAGACTTAGTGGCCTTCGACAGCAGCTCTAGGCTGGCTTCCTCTAGGTCTTGTGCGGTAAGGTTCATGTCACCGGACGACTGTGCAACCTTAAGTCGCTTATTGGTCTGTTCGTACATTGCTTCCTTGTAAGCCTTAGAGTGAGGCGCATGAAGGACAACAACCATATTGCTACCGTCCTTGTTAGTCAGAGGTTCACCGTTCTTAGGGTGCTTAACTAAAACCTCTACTTCATCACTCTTAGGTGCAAAATCTTTCAAATCCATTGTCGGGTTCCTTTTGTATAGTCGGGTATGAGATAATTGGGGCCAGCACCACCCGACACAGCGCCAGCCCCTCCCTTGCGGGATTCTTATGTACGGGTAATCTTGAGGTTAGTATCTTCGGTGCTATCGTACAGAGCAACGAAGGACATATTGATGATACGGCTGTTAGGACCGTCAACGCCAACGTCAGCACTGTTGATCTTGACACGAGGGAACAAGAAGGTGTACAGACCAGTACCAGCAGGGTCATCCACAGATACAGAAAGTTCACTCTCGGTTTCGTTCAAGAAGCGGTTGACCAGCGCAGCATCTTCAAAGTATGCCGTGATAGTACCCTCAACTTCTGCGCGACCGTACTCAAGGCAAGGAGCAGAGTCAGAGCCTACGACGAAAGTAGGCGCGAAGGAATTGTTCAGGGTGAAGTCAATACCCGTAACAATGGTAGAGGTAGTAGAAGACCCTACGTTACCGATAGCCAAAGCGCCAGAGTAAGAGTCGAAAGGTGCATTACCAGAGGCAGCATCTTGGGTCTTCTCTCCGTCACTGATAGTCATGTCCTTGCCGATAATACCGAAGGTGGTAGTTACCATCTGGTTAGGGGCGATGGAAATAGCCATCGTAGACACCGTACAACCCGTAAACACTCGGGCTTGGTCAATGTCAGCAGCGTAGTCTTCAACAGAGAAGTATTTAGCCGTTGTGCCAACCTTGAGTACGTCAGCAGTCCAAGTGTTCAGCATGGCTGACTCAAGGAAAACATCATAGTCACCTTTACGAAGGTCAGCTACAATGTCACCACCGGATTGACGGTTGCCGTGACGATCAACACGAGGCATACGGTCAGCTTGGATGTCGTTACCAGCAACACGGTCTTTGGTTAGGTTCAGCGAGTGGGTGCTGAAAGGTAGGTTCGTAAAGTTACCCGCAGGTGTAGTGCCGAAAGTAGATTCGACGATATACGAAAGGCTGGAACGCGAACCTTGTGCGAAACAATCAGTCATCTAGGTCTCCTAGTTGTAGATGAACCAGCCGATGTTGACTGGAATTAAAAACCAAGGAGCATCAGTCAGTCCGATGTCTCTCTCAGCGTAGTCAATACAAACAGAGTAGTTGTCACTGCCGTCATTGTAGGTAATGTCTGTGGTAGCCTCAAAGCCCTCTAGCAGCTTCTCTACAATCTCTTCACAAGCAGCGGGTCCAGAGCCTTCAGGTG